CCAATGATCTAAGGGAATAACATGAAAACACAAAGAAACATATTGGTGTCTTTGGTTATGTTAATGGCGTTTTTACTTGTTGGTACAATAGGCGTTGGTGTCAATGCCTATGGTCAACATTCTATTGATATAGGATTTGATTGCCCCGTTCAAAAAGTGAAAGACAACAAATCTTGTGGTAGACGTCGAGAAAGAGTCTGAATAATTAATTCAGGTTTCCGTGGGGTTCCTGGCCGTCGGTAAGGCACCAAAAATCCCACGCCATATTAAAATAAATATCTGTTTAATATTGACATTTGTAACATAGTAGATTATAATAGACTATCAATAAGGTTACACATGGACAAAGAAACAGAGGAAAACTATAATATGGTTGTAACGATGACCCCAGAAAAAATTCATCATGAGATATCTGCGATGATATCGAGTGGTGTTCCATATATTGACGCTCTCGTAGAATACGCGGAACGCAACAATCTTGAAATTGAATCAATCGCTGATGTTGTTAAAAAGTCTTCGATCTTAAAAGAAAAGATTAGGTCTGAGGCAATTGATTTGCGATTAGTTAAAAAGGATCAGTCGACATTATCTGATGTTATCGACATCTAAATATGCTAGCAAGGACGGTTTCAATGTCTATGTGAATTACCTTGCTTTGAAAAAACATTTTACAACAGATTCTTTTGATTATCATAAATATAATGGAAAAATTCGATCTTCGTTTGAAAAATTTGCAGTAAGAAATGATGTTTATTTTTTTACTAAAATATCAAAAGAAGATGATTATGAAAACCTTTTATTATCAAACGTTTTGAAAAATCCTAACGTATGGATTCGAGAAATTGCTGATGCAGAAGGTCAAAGAATTTTTATGGAATGGAAGAAAAAAATTGAATCTTTGGGATATATATTTAGATCGGATTTAAGTCATCTTAATGACGATTACAAATCTAATTTTATATCAGTGAATGGGCAACATCCTTATATTATGACGCAATATTTGCAAGGATCGGTTTCCTTAGAAACATTTACAATCCTTACTCACATTGCAAATATTTTTTCTTATTGGGAGAAAATAATGGTTGACAAAATTGTTGCGCCTGATATAATTAGACTGGCAAAAAAGTACAAACCTTTTTTGTCCTATGATGCAAATAGGTTTAAGACGTATGTCAAAGACCGTTTTTCGTAATGAAAATAAAACGCAATACACTGTAATATAACGCAATATAAAGGAGAAACAAAATATGGCACCAACAGATTTTGCTGCACTAAAGAAAAATCGTGCTAAGTCCCTCGACAAGTTGAATTCACAACTTGATAAAATGACAACTAAAAGCTACTCGGATCCGAATGAAGGTAAGTTTTGGAAACCTACGCGTGACAAGTCAGGCAACGGTTTTGCAATTCTTCGATTCTTGCCCGCACCTAGCGGTGAAGAAATGCCATTCGTTCGTATTTGGGATCATGGATTCCAAGGTCCTACAGGTCAATGGTATATTGAAAACTCTTTGACTACAATCAACCAAGACGATCCTGTATCAGAGTTCAATTCAAAATTGTGGAACTCAGGTATTGAGGCTGACAAAGATCAAGCGCGTAAGCAACGCCGCCGACTGAAGTATACTGCTAACGTATACATTGTTAAGGATTCTGCTAATCCTGCCAACGAAGGTAAAGTATTCCTTTATCAGTTCGGTAAAAAAATCTTTGATAAACTCAATGATTTGATGAATCCTCAATTTGAAGATGAAGCACCAGTCAATCCTTTTGATCTTTGGGATGGAGCAAACTTCCGCCTTAAGATTCGACAGTTTGAAGGATACCCAAATTATGACAAGTCTGAGTTTGATTCGCAAGAACCTTTGTTCGACGATGATGATGAACTTGAATCAACTTGGAAAAAGTGTCACTCTCTTCAAGAACTTGTTGATCCAAAAAACTTCAAGTCTTACGCTGAGCTAAAAGCTAAGCTACATCGAGTACTCGGCGTATCCGCCGATTACGAAAGTGTATCAACGCAAGACAGCTATGGCGAATCTTCTGATGAATTTGATCTTAGTTCAATGTCAAAATCCGCAGATGCTCCAAAAATTGAAGAGGCGTCTTATTCAGCCACAACTGATGACGACGACGATGATCTTTCAATTTTTAAGGAACTTGCTAAAGGTTAATAAAACGAGGGGGCAGCAACAGTTGTCCCCATTTTATTAGGAGAACAATATGGCAACTATTACATCGCCATTGGAGTTTGATTTTGGTTTCACTGCGGTTGATGAAGATGAACTTGAAACAGTACGTCTTGCTCAGACAAAAACAGCGGAACTTGAAACTCAACTCCAAACATTTGACAATCGTGCAAAAATGTTGTATGATACGGTAATGCCTTTAATTAATAATCTTAAATCCAACCCGGAAAAAGATTATATCTATTGGCCAAACCGATATGAAAAACTCGACGCTTTTGCTGATCGGTTATATCAAATTATGAACGGAGAACTTGAGTGAGCTTATTAGATAAAATGTTAAAAGCTGGATCAATTAAAGGATCGACTATATTATCAAAGTCTGATTTCTTTAATGATAAAGATCCTATTAAAACAGATCTGCCAATCTTGAATATTGCATTCAGCGGATCATTAGATGGTGGTCTTATTCCAGGTCTTACAGTACTTGCAGGACAATCAAAAAGTTTTAAAACTTTACTTGGTTTGTATTGCATGCGAGCCTATCTTGACAAATACAAAGATGGTATTGCAATGCTGTATGATTCGGAATATGGTATTACACCAGAATACTTAGAAAGCTATGAGATAGACACGGATAGAGTCATCCATGTGCCCATTGAAGACGTTGAACAACTTAAATTTGATTTGACAAAGCGTCTTGATGAAATTGAACGTGGTGATCGAGTCTTTATCATGATTGACTCAATTGGCAACCTTGCATCCAAGAAAGAAGTCGAAGACGCAATGAACGAAAAGTCGGTTGCTGATATGTCACGAGCAAAACAGCTCAAATCGTTGTTTCGTATTATAACACCAAAGTTAACAACAAAAGAATTGCCTTGTGTTGCAATCAATCACATCTATCAAGAGATCGGATTGTTCCCAAAGAATATCGTTTCTGGCGGTACAGGCATTTATTACTCTGCAAACCAAATCTTTATCATTTCAAAGTCTCAAGAAAAAGATGGTACTGATCTTGCAGGATTTAAATTTACAATCAATATTGAAAAGTCTAGGTTTGTTAAAGAAAAATCAAAACTTCCATTCTCAGTTTTGTTTGAAACCGGAATTCAAAAGTGGTCTTCCTTGTTTGACCTTGCTCTTGAATCTGGCCATTTGACAAAAGCTAATCAAGGATGGTATAATATAGTAGATCAAAATACTGGCGAAATTATTGAACCGAAGCGTCGGGCAAAAGACATCGAACAAGATGATGAATTTTTCGAAGGTCTTTGCAAAGATGCAAAATTTAATCGTTTCGTAGAAGATAAATTTAAATTAACTATGGTGGACAGAAAAGCTTATGCTGGAGACGACGATCTTATCGAATCTGATATTGAATGATGAATACTTCCGTAAAGTATTTCCTTATATAAAATCAGATTATTTCGAAGACAACTCTTTAAGTAAAATCTTTTTAACGTTTTCTGATTATGTTGAACAGTACAAGGAGCCTCCGTCAAAAGAGGCTCTTAAACTGTCAATTGATAAACGTAAAGATTTGAACGAAGATACCTATAAACAAATCCACGAATATGTGGATAGTTTTGTTGTGGATGAAACTACAAATCATGAATTTTTGATTAATGAAACTGAAAAGTTTTGTCAAGATCGTGATTTGTATAATTCAATCCGCAAAGCAATCTTGATTCTTGATGGTCAAGATTCTCAATTTGACAAAGGTGAAATTCCAAAAATACTTTCAGATTCCTTAGGTATTAGTTTTGATTCAAGCATCGGTCATGACTTCCTTGAAGCTTTTGAAGATCGTTACGATTATTATCATAAGAAAGAAGAGCGTATACCTTTCGATATCGAAATCCTAAACAAAATCACAAAAGGCGGTTTACCTCGTAAATCAATGACTGTCTTACTTGCAACAACTGGTGGCGGTAAGTCATTGGTAAAATGCCACATGGCAGCCAATCATTTGATGTACGGTAAGAATGTATTATACATTACTATGGAATTGGCTGAAGAAGAGGTAGGTCGAAGGATCGACGCAAATGTCATGGATATACCACTTGATGAAGTTAGCATCGTTCCTCGTGAAATATTCGGCAAACGAATGGACCGATACAAAACAAAAACGACCGGTAAACTAATCGTTAAAGAATATCCAACCGGGTCTGCTCACGTTGGTCATTTCAGACATTTGTTAAACGAACTCAGACTTAAAAAGAATTTCCAGCCTGATGTTATTTACCTTGATTATTTGAACATTTGTGCTTCCGCCAGAGTTAAAGGCGCAGCGGCCGCAAACAGTTATACTCTCGTCAAATCTATCGCCGAGGAAGTCAGGGGATTGGCGATGGAATTTAATTGCGCGATTGTAACGTCATCGCAATTCAACCGAGACGGATACGGTAATTCTGATGTTGATCTTACTAATACATCTGAATCGATGGGTATTACTCATACGGCTGATGCTATCTTTGCATTGATTACCTCTGAACAATTAGACGAACTTGGTCAATTAATGTTTAAACAATTGAAAAACAGATGGGGCGATCTTGGGTATTATCGACGATTCCTTGTTGGTATTGAAAGAGCAAAAATGAAAATCTTTGATCTTGAAGAATCGGCTCAAGAAGGTCTTACATCTGACAACGTTCCTAAAAAGAAACAAGATGAAGATGATAGTCCAATGTTTGACAAGACAGAATTTGGTTTTCAGGATAGAAACAGAAAGAAAAAATATTTTGGATCAAAAGAACTTAATTTTGATTTCCAATGATGTATAAATATTTCGTTAACTGTATTTTTAGGATAAACAATGCAACGCTTCAAGAATTATTTTACAGAAGCCTCAATTTTAAAACCTGATTATGTTGTTGGCCATAAATTTGTATATAATGGCAAAGGCATAAAGGAATTTGCAAACGCTGGTTATAAAGAAGGCGATGTTTTTGAAATTGTTTCCGCTACAAAAGGTGCAATACAAATAGGAAAAGATGATGGCACGGCTGAAAAATATTTAAAAGGCCCTGACAATAAAGTCTATTTGTTCAGAGGTGGGTTTGGTTTTAAGGCAAGCTCTTTTACTCATTTAAAAACTGAAGGAGACGCACCTTCTGGCGCTGAATGGGAAGACTTGATTGTTTACGGTTATAATAATATTAATGAAAGACCTACAGATCCAGAAACAATTAAGGTTGCTCAAAAATATTGGGGAATGTATGAAGATAAGGCAATGGCTATAGCCAATAATTTTAACAAATCCCTAAAGTCTAATCAACTTGTTCAAACTGGCCGTGGTATGGGTAAAATTTCATTAGGCAAACATTGGGTTGAGGCCGGTGCTAAAAATAAAACGCCAAAGACTGACATTGCTTCTTCGGATTTCAAAGAAAAGATTTCCTTGAAAAAAGAAGGGGGATCTCAGTTAGCATCTGCCGAGAAAAAAGAAGCAATCGCAATTGTAAATGCCGCATTAGAAACAATGGGAGCAGACTCAAAATTTTCTGCAAATTTGATTAATACAATTGAAGAAAAAATGACTAAATTGGTTTCAACCGAAGCAGTTACATCTTTAAACAGAAGATCAAAAGCAGGAGATACTGATTCTGCGGTTATTGATTTTCAAAAGAAAGATCGATCTAACAAAGAACTAACAGATATGTTAGCATCTTATTTAAATCAAAATACAGAAGCAAATTCTACATTTTCTAGACATATTGTATGGGAAGCGGCGACAGGAAATTCTAAATTTGGTACGCCTGCATCAAAGGCCGCTGCAAATTTATTAGGTAAGTTTAGCGTTGAAGGCGAAGTTGAACTCAAGGATATTTCTAGACCTGATTCACCTCTAATCGTTGAATATTCAAAAAAGGTTAGGCCTTATGTTGCCTTCAAAAAAGGAAGTGGCAATTCTCCTGCATATTCTGCATTGCGTTTAGGATTGAAGGAAGAGACTGAAACGTTTGCGGATATTGTATTTTCAGAAGCGGCTGAAATTCCAGGAGTATTTTTAACCGAAGAGTTATTACAAGAAGGTCCTATGGATGTACTTAGAAAGTTGCGACGTCTTGGCGGTGCAATTGCTTCTAAAGTTAAATCTGCAATTAAGAATATTATAACAAGAGTATCAAAAACGCTAAGAAAGATTGCATCGCTTGGGAGACAAATGTTTGCAAGTTTAATGAAATTTTTAGGTGTTGAAATTCAATCGGCTAACGGCATTGTTTCGGAGATCAGTCTATAATGCAATCGTTTACTCAATTCCTTACTGAAGGTAAAAACCTTCACATGACTCATTTGGAAGATGCGGTCATAGATGGCGGCGTTATAGGTACACGCAATGTAATCAATTACTTGCAGGCACTTCGTGATATGCTTTCAGGGAATTCATCAGCCCCTATTAGCGTTACAACCAAATGGGATGGCGCGCCTGCTATTTTTGCGGGAATCGATCCTTCTGATGGCAAATTTTTCGTAGCAAAGAAAGGTGTCTTTAATAAGAACCCCAAAATTTATAAAACAGTTCAAGAAATTGATAATGACTTAAGTGGTGACCTAAATGCAAAATTTAAAGTGGCTCTTGCCGAATTGTCAAAACTTGGCATTAAGGAAGGAGTAATACAAGGTGATTTCCTCTATTCGTCGGAAGATCTCGAAACGGTGGATATCGATGGAGAACCGCATATTACTTTCCATCCTAATACCATTGTTTACGCGATACCAGCAAACAGCAGACTTGCTGAAACAATATCAAGATCCAAGATCGGTGTGGTCTGGCACACAACATATCGAGGAAAATCATTTGAAGACATGTCAGCGAGTTTTGGAAAACCGATTACGCCAAGTCTCCAAAAAGTAAATACAGTGTGGGCGGTTGATGCTGTCTTTAAAGATGAATCAGGTACTGCAACATTTACAAAAGATGAAACACAAGAAATAACAAACATCTTATCTCAGGTTGGCCGTATATTCAGGACAGTCAAACGTCCTACTATTGAAGGCTTATCATCTCCAGAATTAAATATTCGTGTTAATACATTTATCAATTCAAAAGTTCGAGAAGGACAGCGAATTGGAAATACGACAAAATTTGTTAATGATCTTCAAAGATATATTACTGACTATTATAAAAAAGAAATGAATAAGAGATCGACTCCTAAAGGTAAAAAAGCTCAACAAGAAAAAATGGATTCTGTTTTGTCGTATTTCAAAACAAATCGTTCTTCTGAAATTGTCAAAATTTTCAATATGTACAACTTATTAGTTGACGCAAAATTAATATTCGTAAATAAACTAAATCAAGTTGAAGGTTTAAAAACTTTGTTAAAAACAAGCAAAGGGTATGAAGTAACAGGCCAAGAAGGTTTTGTTGCTATTGACCATCTTGGAAAGAATTCTTTGAAACTTGTTGATAGATTACAGTTTAGTAAAGCAAACTTTTCGCCTGAATACATTAAAGGTTGGCAAAAATAAAAAATTAATACTATATTATGTTTCCTGATTTAAAAGATTATGTACTAGGTAAATCCGTTGCTATTGTTGGCAATGCGCAGTCTTTACTAGAAACAAATCACGGCGAAGAAATTGATTCGCACGCTGTAGTGATTAGGATTAATCAATCGGCAAATTGGTTTAAAGACGACCATCGGTATTCTAAATACGATTTAGATAAAGCTGTTGGTAAAAAAATTAATATCTGGGCAATATGGGATCATACTAAATTTACTGAATACCTCGATAATATCCCAATAGTTGCAAAAGAAATGTTTTTGAAACCAACTATACATATGTTAAACTTAGCCTTACATTATAGAAGAATGGGATTTGTTTACAAACCAACAGATGGCCCAATGTGCGAAATGGGTAAAAAATATAAAAATGAATTATTTGATAAGTTTGGCAATCCTTCCTCTGGTCTAACCGTAATTCAT